GTTTATCCATATTGGATGTCATCTTCTGAAGTTCTTCAACTGATAATCCTAATGCTTTTGCTGCTTCTCTCTTTTGGTAGATATCCATTTTGTTAAATTCTTCAACACCACCTAATTGTTGTATTGCTGATTTAACTGCTGAACCTATCTCACCTTCATATGCTAATCTTCTTGCTTGTTCGAAGTTAATATTTTTTCCTAATAATGCACCTAATTCAAGTTCTGAGGTTAAAGAGTTTTCAATATCTAATAAACCATCAGTAACATTTGTTAAGGATGACATTTCTAAACCGAGTTTCTTTGCAGCAATTGCTGCTTGAATCATATTCTTTCCACCATCTTTACCATACTCGGCAAACTTTTCAGTATTTGCTGCTAAATCTCCAGCAACATCTGCAGGAATAACACCTGCTGCCTTCGATGCATCGTGAACTAACTGAGCCATATCAGCACCTGCTTGTGCCGTTCCATCACCTAATCTTGCAAATCCACCGATTAATTTTGCGGTTTCACCACCACTTAGATTTAAGTTAACTGCTAGTAAGTTAGCGTTAAGTTGTGCTCCAAAAGTTGCTTGTTCTACACCACCTAACTCAGTTGATAATCCTTTTGCAACAGCTTGAGCTTCATCGAATACCAATCCAAATGCAGTTGCACTTAGAGCCATTTCATTAAAGAAGTATCCAGTCTCTCTAGCAGTTGCGGATATTTTATCCATCGCGAATCCAGCACCAATAAGGGCAGTACCTAAGAATCCTAGTGGACCTGAAGTTAGTGTTGAGAAGGTATCTAGTACTCCACCTACTGTATCTTGAATACCTTGAAGTACTTGTCTTTGTTGTTCTAATTTTTCTTTTTGTTCTTCTGTTAGATTTGAATATTGAGTTGCAATTCCATTTGCTTGGGTCATCATATTGATTTGTTCATCAATACCCTTACCTCGTTTGTCTAATGAATTTAATTCTTTATTAAATTGAGCTTGTAATGATTCTCTTTGTACAACATCATCAGCACTTAAATTAGCAATCGATTCATTTATAGATTGCATTCTTCCTAATGCAGCAATATTACCTTTATGTTGTGTACCTGAATCTCGTAATGATTTTACTCTTTGTTTTTCTAAATCTTGGATTGGTTTATATGATGCCCCAATAGATTTTATACCTTGTTCTTGTTCTGCAATAGAACCTGTTATGATATCTCTATTTTTCTGTTGTTCAACATTAATTTGTTTTACAGTTTTTGCTCTATCTACTATTTTCTTTTGTAGTTTATCTAATTCCGCAATTTGTTCTTTTGTCAAAGAGGCACTCTTTCCTTCAAGCACAAGAATATCTGCTTGGAGTTTCTTGATTTCAGCTAATAAATCTCTCTTTGACTTTGCCATTTATTATTTAGAATATTTTTTAATAATATTATCTAATTCTTGTTTTTCTTTCTCAAGTTTTCTCATCTGTTGCACTACTTTAGGTGGAACACCAGAAGTTTGTGCTTTAGACAAAAACTTTTTTGTTTGGTTGTTTTTTAAACCATCAAAAAATGCATCACTAAATCTTTTAGTTGCTGAGAATAATCCTTCGTTTTGTGTTTTTTTTGCCATTTGACTTTCCTAGTTAGTTATTCTTATATAAATATAGAGCATAAAAAAAGTGAGGAAATTACTTCCTCACTCTTACATTTGGTCCTTTAGGTCTTTTCTTGGATTTGTCTATTTCTTGTTTTTCTTTCTTTTTAGCCTCTACTAATTTTTTGAAGTAGAACCTTCTCCAATGGATTGGCATAAAGTAAACATCCTTCCATGTAAACCCATTACCATAGTTAACCATTTCCCAAATTTGATTATGTAATTGAATACTATAATCACTCGGAAGGGTAAAAAAACGAGACCCCAAAGGGGATATCGAGTGTCTCCGTATCACCCGTGATGCTTGATGTGAAATCAAACTTCATATCCATATCTGGACTTATATTTTTAATGAAACTTCTTAATGACCTCGTATCCAAAGCCAATAAACTATTTGTTACAAAATTATTTATGAATCCTCTATCACCATTACCGTCTACTTCTTGTATCATGTATTTTAATCTTGTAGTAACATCTGAGGTTACATCAGATTTTCCTTTTGATAATCTTTGTAGTGCTTGTACCTCTGCAGTGATATCTTTTTCATCTTTGTGAGTTAATAACTTAAATTTTATTTTTTTCTTACCTTTTGGTAACTCATATTCGTATAAGTTATCTCTACTAAGAAGAGTTTCATCTATTTCTTTTGTTTGAATTTTTGCTAAATCAATGGAGGTTTTTTGTTGTTCACCAGTAAATGGGTCATTTATTTCTACTTGATATTCTGAACCATATCCTAAAATACGAGTTGCTAAAAGAATAGCATTTTTATCACCGATTATAATATCGTTTATATCAATGTCCTTATCAACAACTACTGATTCGAATAGTTTATCAAGAACTACCCCTTTTTTAATTAAATTCTGAGAAGCAAGTATATCTTCCTCTTTTGCTGTCATATACTTGATTTCTATTCTACCCTTTGATAATGGGTTTGATTCTGGATATATTTTACCTTTGGATGGTAATTCTATCACTTCTGTTGGGAAATCATAATTTGCCATAATAACTTTTATTTGTTTGTATATAAATATATAAAAGTTAAAAAGTTGACATAAAAAAAGGTTCTTACGAAAAGAACCTTCTTCCTTGAAAATATATTATTAGTATTAGAATTCTAGTATTGCGTAATCATAAGATAGTGTTAGTGTGATTTCTGCCGGGTCATTTGATGCCCAATCTAAATCATTAAACACTGCGTTATTGATAAATGCACCTTTTATAGTCCATTGTTCAATTTTATCACCTACTGGTCCTAACATATAAAAGTTTATATCCTTTTTGTAGAAATCAGCATATCCATCTCTACCTGTTAGGGATTCATGTGATGTTCTAACCCATTCCATTACAGATTGTGCACCACTTGGTACAATTGGGTCATACAATGTTATTTCAACATCTTGCCACTCACCTTTTCCTTTGAGTTTTCTCTTAACATTTATGTGGTCAAGAGTTACTACCTCAAATTGGATTGAAGGTCTGTTAGCTGTTTTGATTAGATATGAAGGGATACCATCGATTTCCATGATGAATCTATTCTTCATCTTCGGTTCGAAGTTGGTATAAAACATATCGTTAAATTCTAATACTTCTGCCATTTTGTTTTTCTCCTTATTATACTAATAAATATATAATTTCTTTTTTTTCATTTAATTACGCCGAGAATGAAGCCCCAGTCGGTAGAATGTTGAAATCAATTACAATGAATTCAGCAGTTTTAGTAGGTTGTAAAAATATCTGACCTGCTAAAATGTTTCTATCGATTACATCTGGTGTGTTATTAGTTTCATCCATTACCACTCTAAATGCATATAACCCTTGTCTTTGTTGTACTCCTTCTAAATACGGTTGTACTGTATTTATGAATCTACTTCTTGTTTGAGCTGTGTTTTGTTCGAACACTAAGTATCTTGAAGTACTTGCAACGAATTTCTTAACTTTAATCAATAATCTACGAACATTGATTCTATCTAAAGCAGATGCCTTATCTTGTAAAGTTTTTTGTCCGAATGCAACGATTCCTTCTCCTGGAAACTGTGCAATTGGATTAACTTTTCCTTCGTATAATGTATCTCTCTCAGCATGTGTTAATCTGTTTAGTACAGAAACTGCTCCTACAATTCCACCTCTGTTTAACCCAGCAGGTGCAAACCATTCTGCAGCTACTCTATCGTTTGCTGCATATATTCCAGGTAATAAAGTTGATGGTGGAACAGCCGTTAATTTATTTGTGTTAGCATCAATTGTTTTAACCCACGGGTAGTAAGTACCTACATAGTTAGAATCAATTGCTTCAGCCTGTGTTACTGCCTGTCCAATACTATCATCTTGTGCAGATACATCACCGATAAAGAAAGCATCTTGTCTAGCTTCTACCATATCAGTAATTTTATCAAACACATAAGAATGTAATCTTCTTACAACACCAGGTGCAGATACCAAGTTGATATCAAAATCATCTGGATTAGATACTGCGTTTATTGCTTTTACATAAGCAACTGAACCACTTGCAGTTGAACTTGCTAAACTAAATCCTTGTGAATTTCCAGCAGATATTCCACTTCCTAAGTATGGAGATATTGTTGGTGCAACACCATCAAATCCACCTTGAAATCCTACTGAGAATTGTCTTTTAGCAACATCGATTGATTTAGCATCAGAATTTGTTGAACCAGTCAACTCATAAGAAAGTTGTTGGTCAAAAGCAAATACTATGTTTGAACCAGTTGTTGCATTTGTTGGAGTAGGTGCAAGATAGTTAAAGTTATCTTTCTTAACTACTGCAGTTTCTAAATCAATACCACCAAAGTTTAATTTACTTGATGCAGTATTTGAATCTGAAGATGTTCTGAATTTAACAGCTGCTAATTCAGTATCAGTAGTTAATTTTACTGGATTAAAGTATGCCTCATGACCAAATGGTCCAGCAGTGACAGGGAATCCTTCATTAACATCTACTCTAATATATTTTGAATTATTTCTATAATCACCACTATCAGTTTGTTTTCCATTAGCATCGATAGATACATTTCTATCTCCGATTACTTTTGCAATATACTGAGGTGATGCAGGGTCTAGGTTTACATTATTAAATGTTTCTAATACTGATTTTCTCTTATCAGTATCACCAAATTTTCTAACTGCAATTGAGAATGTAGCATAATCAGTAGCATTAGAAGAACCAGCTTCTTTTACATTGAATATAGAAATTACACATTGTTGATTCGTATATGTACCATCACCTAAAGTATGGAATCTAAACAAGTTGTGTCTTTGTCCTGATATTTTTTGTGAAACGATATATGGAGTAGTAGCGTGTTGTACATCGTTTGTAAATAATTGTGCTGGTAGTTGTTCTGCAATTACTTTAGAACCACTATCAGATATATAAGTTCTCTGGTCATATGATGCTGATTGGAACCAGTTATATGCATATGCCGTTTTCGGTCCATATGGTGATTCTCCGAATACATCTGCAATGTCATTTCCTGCAGTGTATAATACTGAAGAAGATACTTCTCCGAATGAACCACTAATTGTGAAAGCCGAAGCTGATAATTGTGATTCAATTGAAGCTGATGATGCTGCAATATTAAATCCAACTGAAGCGTCTGAACCACTTGAGTTGAATAGTGTTCCAGCTACAACTTGTCCTCCATCAGAACCACTAATTTTTAAAGCAATACCATTAGTTTGAGTATAACCACCTATGTGACCAACTCTTACAACTGTTACGGTTCCTGCTTCTCTTAAATAATTTTGTACGGTATATCCTGTATAGTATGTTCCATCAGGTGTACCGAAGATTTCATCGAAATCTGATTGTGTGTTTATTACAGTTGGAACGAACGCAGGGCCCTTTTTTGTAGGTCCTATTATTGCTGCTCCTATTTCTCCAATTCCTTGAGAAAGGAAAGATAGGTCATTCTCTCTTGTAAATACACCAGGTGATACAATTTTTTCTGCCATTTTATTTTACTCCTATTATCTGGTTTGTGTAATGATACACATATAAGTATTATTTAAAACTTCTAAAACACAAAAATTACTTAGCAGTTGTTACTGCTTCAGTAGATTCTTTTACTGTTGGGGTGAAAACTCCTGTTTCGGGGTCAAAATTCCCATCTCCATATGTTTTATTTAATTCTGTAAACAACTGTTGTTCTTCTTGAACTAATGTTGTGTAATTTCCCTCTACTTGAAGGATTTGTTGGTCTACTTCTTGAACTCTTCTTTTCTTTTCCAAGTGTAATTGACCAATTTGTGCGAATGATTGACCAATTTTTTGTCTTAATTCATTAATTTGGTCTAATTCTTTTTTTGTAAACTTAATTTGTTTTGCCATTTTGATATATTTTAAAAATGATTAGTTGTATATATAAATATAAGATTTTTTGTCAAACGCAATTTTTGTTCTACGCAGAATCAGTTGTAAATGATAAAG